TCAGAGGTCATATTTAATAGTATCTCCTGTTTTTTTGTATCTTGATTTAGAGGAGTGACTTTATTAACAATCAAATCCATTTTCAATTTTTGTTCTAAAGCATCTTGTATTTCAAAAGAAAAGTCCTCTGTGCCAACAAGAGGAAGACCCTCTAATAGACTTTTATTGTTAACTGTACTACCCGTATCTGTAAATTGAATTCTCACTTCCACAGTATCTCTAAATAAATGCTCACAATAATCAAAAATATTACATTTTTTTATATCAACCTCCGTGTCATCCACGTTAGATTTTATGGTTGACTTTAAAACTCCAGCCACATTTGACTTGTAAATTCTTGACTCCCTTAATCTTCTTGCATTTTCAGCTCTTTTATTTGACATTTATCCTCTCTTGTATAATATTTGTCTATTTAAAGAATTTAGCACCAATGATGGATCAGGTGATCCGATGACTTGAACTGTTGATGCTACCATTGGATTTGAGGTTTGTGATGGTAATCCTATTGGAATAAACCTTGTTTTTCTTCCTCTTTTTTTCTCATAGGATAACTGAGTTCTTAAATATTCAAAACCTCTTCCCTGTAGGGAGTTTGCTGTGGAAAGAACCGCACCAAAACCTCTGTCTTTAAATTCCTCATATAAGTCACCCTCAAGTAGAAACTCCGGTTTATCTTCCCTATTTGTAAATACCATACCTTTTTCAATTACACCACCCAAATCTTTAACGGTAGCAAAGTCTGCAAAACCTGATAGTCCAGCACGACTTAAATCTGTTGCGGAAACATCCCTTGACGTATCACCACCAAATCCCCCCCCTGACTGATAAACCTCGCTCCTCCTACTTGAAACATCTAAGAAATCGTATATCTTTCCACCTATAATATCTCCAGCGATACCACCAATAATCGCTCCAACTATAGTTCCGGGGCCTGGTAAAAGTGATCCTAAAAATCCACCTAGGAAAGCACCCATGATACTACCAATTGTTTTGAATCCAGCTCTTGGAGGGGTCTCACCAAACACAAATATATCTAGCATTAATACTGCTAAGTCACCAAGTAAAGGAACCGCACCCAAAGTTTGTCTTGCGGTTGTTTTAAAAGTTTCAAGTATTGGTTTTTTAAGAACTTTCGTGACAATTTTTGTTGCCTGTTTATTTTTGAGAACTTGTCTTGCGAGAGCACCTGCATCATCTCCTGTTCCAGAGAGAGGTTTAAGCGTATCAACAACATCCCCAGTTATTCTAGTGCCACCCCGTGTCGTAACTCCTTGTGCTACATCACCTGTTATATCAGCACCGGTTTGTGTAGTAGTTCTTGTTAGAGTTGCTGTAGCACCAGCAGTACCACCAGCTGGTGGTGTTTCACCAAATATAGCTTCTAATAAACCAGCTTGACCCAACCTTGGATTTTTATCAAGTTGATCAAGGAAAATAATTTGCTGATCTGGATTCATTTTACTATATTTAAAATTCCCAAAATTATCCTCAGACTCAAAATAATTTCTCAAAAAATTACTTGGCGATCCAAAATCATCTATCAATTCCATTCTTTTTTTTGGAAGAGTTAGATCATCTAAAAGTTGTTTAGTATCAGCAAAAACCTCTTCATCAGTTATTAATTTAGTTGTATCTCCTCTAGTTCCAATGACTTCAATACCATACGGATATTTTGTACGGATGAGTGCATCATTTATAGCCGCTATATCATCACCATATATTTTTTTAAATGCAACAGGGTCTTCATCAAGTAATTTTAACATCTCATCAAATTCAACTTGCTGAGAGACCGATCTCCCCGCCTCCATTTTAGATGTTCGTATATCGCCTGTTCTTGTGGTTCTTGATAATGCTGTGGATTGAGGTACAGTTAATCTTCCTCCTATAGTTCCGGAACCTAATAATTGTTGTTTCTTTGTTGCCTCCACGACCTCCTTAAGGCTTCTCGCTGATATTGCTCCTATTACTGCATTCGCTGCACTAAATGTTGCCATTGCCCCAACAAGACCAGCAATTCCAGCACCAATTGTAGCAACTATCTTAGGTAATTGTTGAACCTTATCTAATGGAAAATTATTTTGAAGATTTTTTATCGCCTTAAATGTGTTTGTGATAAGCAATCCAAACATATTAAGAAGTGCTCCAGTGACCCTTACAATTGGTCTTGCAACTTTTGCAATTAACTTACCTATTTTTATAAACGTGGGTAAAGCAGAAATCACAATTGCACCCACACCAGCGATTAAACTTCCAATTAAAAAACCAACTAATCCTCCACCACCTTTTGTTTTCTTTTGATCGCCATCCGTATTGATCTCCTCTTCCTTTTTATTTTTTTTCTTTTCAAGTTCTTCCTCTCTTTCTTTTCTTTTTTTATTTTGTATCATCTGTTTTTCAATCCCAGCTCTAACCTTAGACAAAACAAGTTTCTCTTTTAGTATAGAATCTATTTTTACAAGATCAGTTTTAAGAACAATAAAATTTGTCATAGCAACCGGTGACAAACTAGACTTTGTTGATCTATTCGGGATTAATTTATTTGTATCTAACATTATCTAATAACCACCGCTTCTTTTAATGGGTCAGCATCAACAAGGGGAGCTGCGAGAACATCCTCTTGAAAATCATTTGATTCTGATGTAAAGGCACCCATGCCTTTGAACAAATCGGAAAGATTATCAAACCCACCTCCATCTTCACCCTCGGTTTCGATTGGTGGTGAAGGTATATTATTTTTTATGACACTTTTAAATTGTGTCATCTTTTCTGAAATGTTTTGTGATTTAAAATTATCTAATGTTTGATTTATTTTAGACGTATCTAATTTATTAAGTAATCCACCGACCACAGTGCTCGTTATATCTTTCGGTATTTGTTCCTTTCCTAAATCACTTATCTTAAATCTATTTGCAATCCCACTCATTGCTTTCGGGATTTCAGGATCTGATAACGCAGTTGCTGTATCACCTTCAGTTAATGATTTAAGTGAATTAAGTATATCTGTAAAACCACCAAATTGTTCTGGTATCTCCCCACCATCTTGTGCGTACGCCACACCACGTTTAAGAATTGGTCTTGCAGTAAATTTTTCTCTGCCGGGAACAATTTTTTTATTTGGATATTTTCCTGCCTCGTTTATTGTAAGTAAATTTTTAAGACCAAAATTTTGAACTGCTGGTTTATTAATAACCACCTCACCCGGTGTCAACATTGCTGGAACTGAATCTGTGACTCCTGTGCCGGGAACTAATCCACCCTTGTTCATTTTAATTGTTCTTCTAGCTCCAAAACTTGCAACTCCAGAATCCCCTTTATTAAAAAAGTTAAATATACCACCCGATTTTGTGGCGTTACCAGTAATTCCTTTCGTTGCACCTCTCGCTCCAATACCAGTTATTGTTGATCCAAGGAAAGATCCACCAGTCAATAGACCTATCGTTCCTTGTAAACCTAAAAGTTTTACACCTAAAGCTGCTAATGCAACTCCTGCTGCGACTAAACTTGTTAAAATGACAGGAAAATTATTACCTATAAAATCTGCTATGCTAGTTACAATTCCTATGTTCGCAGGATTTGTAAAAAATTGTAGGAATTTAATGAGAAATCTACCAAGAAATATTGTCGTGATGAATCGAATGATTCCCATGAATATATTTTGAACTGGTTTAACGATTCCGTCGGTTGCACTTCTGACCAATGATAAAGTTCGTTTACCAATTCCCTCCAACATCGATTCTCTTTTTTTTCTTCTCTCAGTTTCTAACAGCCTTTGTTGCTCAGAAAATCTCTGTATTTCAAACTTAGTTTGCTCTACAAGCGTTTCCTTTATCGATCCAACAAGATCTTTTAAATCACTTATCTCTTTCTCTAATCCAACAACTGGTGACTGTTGAGTGAGTGATGCGATCATCATCCCAGTAGCCATCTGTTGAGTTTGAATAATATTTTTAAGTATTGTTATTTTTCTCGCATTTATTTCTATTCTTTTTTCAATATCATCTTTTCCTAAAAATTTTGACGCAGAAACTTTTCTGGTAGTGCCTCTAATTGGCTTACCAAATGCTCGCATTTTATTACGAAAATTTTCAAAAACTGGATTAGTCTCATCCATTACTTGCTCGACGTTGTTGTTCCTTTAGTCTCTCCTCTTCGAGGTGTGATTGTAATAATCCAACATAGATGTCTCTCTCCCAAGGCATCATGTTTTCTATCTCAGTCAAACTGTATTTATGATACTGCATCAAAGCAAAATTAAGTCTGAAGTAATTCTCCAGATTATTATGCACCATCGCTAACCGAAAAAAGATGCTAAACCCTCAATCACTACATCACTTTCAACCTTTGTATTTGGATTCATTAATTTAACAGTATGAGATAGTTTTGGCATTGTTTCAAAAAATTTCTCAACCTCTTTGAATTGATTTGAATTCATTGAATCAAGAAATTCTGTTATTTCTTTCTTCGTGCAATCTGAAGCCACCCATACTTCTTCTTCATTATAAATTTTATCGATACAAGATCCTATCAAATCAAAAGATTGATCCATAGGAGATTGTGATTTATCATTTGGATCAAAATTATTTTTAATAAATTCATTCAAAGATGGATATTTAAGTTGCATCATAAGACCATCATCAATTTTGATTTCATTAGTGTGTCCTTCTGGTTTTACAACTTTTATTTCATCTAAATTAATTGTTACTGAAACCTCAGTTTTTTTATCGTCAGGACAAATTAATTTAACTTCAATATCCTCTCCAACAGATTTGCCACGAATATTTAAAAACAAAAATTCAATATCAAACGTTGGAAGAGTTTCGACCTTAACACCCTTAGTCATAATACAAGCACGAATCACAGCCTTAATTGCGTTCGTTATTTGTTTCGTATCTTCACTTTCAAGTGCGATAACAAGAAGTTTTTCCTCTTTAACAAGAAAGGGTCTATACTTTATTGTTTGTCCAGATGATGGTAATTCAAGTTCATATGTTGGAGTTGCTATTTTAGGTAATGGCATAATTATTCAATTCAGTATGTTTATTTATCACCCTATTGGAGATAAATTAAAATCACCAATTTGAGTGCTTCTATTTCTTTCTACTACACCTCTAACGAAAGGATCTACATTAAAAAGTGTAGGTGGATCCTCAGTGCCTAACCCAAAGAATTGGTTATCAAAATCTCTTCCCCTTGCGTCTGTTGATGGTTGTAATGGAACGTCTGTTTGTCCAGTTGCACCTTGTGTTACAAAATACCTTGAGTAAGACATTGCAACTGTGCACTTTAATAATCTCGATGTATCATAAGAAACAGGCATTGAGTTTATTGCCAAAGGAAAAACGTTTACAAATTTGTATGTCATTATATTTGTTCTACCTACACCACCAAAATTAAGATTTTTTTCAAATTTTGTTATCTCTAAACTACCTCTGTATTGTTTTGGGAATTTCATTCTATAACTAAAAACCTCTCTGTCCACTCCCCTCGTTAAATTTTCAGGATCAGTAACAAGGGTGGAATTTGTTATATAATTCATCCATGATTCAAAAAAACGAATCGGCAAATATTGATCTGCGTCAACATAAAAAGTCAAATTGGTAGACTCATCAAAACTTCTTCGATAAACATGTCTCTCTGTTACACCCGGAAAATTATTATTCATTTCTGCTGTAAGAAGTCGAGATCCGGGTAATGATGCTTGAGCACATAATATATTTAATCTCTCTTGATCATAATTTAATCCAATCTCCTTCTGATACTTATTAACTGCACCTAATCCTCCTGACGGCAATCCCACACTCACTAGAAAATGAGATGTTGTCGCAGGATTTAATAGATCTTTTTTAACCTGAGATATCTTTTTCGGTGTCGGTTGTATGTCGGCCATTTATAAATATTATAACCTGTATATTATGTAGGCAAGTTATGGGCGAGAGTATTAAGAGTAAATATACTCCAATATATCCAAGTAAGTATCAGGGAAATACAAAGCATATTATATGTCGTAGTAGTTGGGAAAGAAAATTTTGTCAATGGTGTGACATGAATAATAGTATTATCTCGTGGGCATCAGAGGAATTTAGTATACCATATCTTTCACCGAAAGATAATCGTGTTCACAAATACTACCCAGACTACTTGATAAAGGTGAAGGAGAAGAATAATATGATCAAAACTTACGTGGTTGAGGTTAAACCGTATAAACAAACAAGACCACCTAAACCAAGAAGTCGCAAAACAAAATCATATCTTAATGAGTGTGTTACCTATGCAGTTAATCAAGCAAAGTGGAAAGCTGCAAAAGAATTCTGTGAAGATCACCGTATTGA